ATTAAATACGTAGAGCACGAAAAACCTTTTTATCAATTACAAAAAAATTATGTTTATGAATTAAGGTGCGAACTCTTCCGTATTGAGGATGAAGTTATTGACACTGGCGTTGATGAAATTGATGATACTCTAGAGGGAATAGAGGGTGCAGATGGAGATGTAATATTCTCTGGTGTAGGTATTCAAAAACTTACTCTTGTTGGTGCAGGTGCAACTGCTACTGCTGTAACAACAATAGTAGATGGCGCGATAAGATTTATTGACATTACAAATAGAGGATCCAATTACATAGTTCCACCAAGAGTTGCTATTTCCTCTGCTCCATCTAGTGGAGTTACTGGTATTGCAACAGCACTTACTCTTGGTGGAATGGTTGTTTGTACTGGTGCTGCAAGTCCAGAAGGCAATCAAGTGGTTGTTCAGAGTGCACCATTAATCAATCCAGGTTCTGGATATACTGTTGCACCTAAGATTCAATTCTTCACTAATAACACTGATGGGACAGGATCAGGTGCAGCAGGTACTTCTCTCCTCAGTACAGAGGGTGCTATCGGCATTGTAACAATCACATCAGGTGGTTCTGGATATTCAACTGAAGCACCAACAGTCACGTTTACTGGTGTTTCTACAGTATCTGCAGCAGCTACAGTTATTGTCAGCGCAGCAGGAACAATCGCTGCAATTTATATAACCAATGCAGGTCTTGGTTATACCGAACCACCAACAATGACTATCGGATCTCCAGGAATCGCTGGAACTGGTAACTTTAGTTTCAATGAAACAATCACAGGCGGAACTTCTGGAAGCACCGCAAAAGTTAGAAAATGGAACTCTGCAACCACTGAACTTGATGTCTACGATATTGACGGAGTATTCCGTGTCGGAGAGACAATCACTGGTTCAACATCTGGTGCAACTAATATAATTAGAATTGTTGGAGATACTCCTGCTGATGATGGATTCTCTGACAATGATAATTTTGAAACAGAAGCAGATGCAATACTTGATTTTACCGAACAGAATCCATTTGGCACACCATAAATATAGTATACAAGGTATCTAAAAATGTTTGAGTATTTTTATAACGAAATATTGAGAAAGACCATTATCTCTTTTGGCACTCTTTTTAATGGTATTGAAATTCAACACACAGATTCCTCAGATAATACAACAAGTATTATTAAAGTTCCCTTAGCTTATGGGCCCACTCAAAAGTTTTTAGCAAGACTTGAGCAAGTGGCAGATCTGAATAAACCAACAGCGATGTCGCTGCCCAGAATGTCATTTGAATTTACTGGATTAACTTATGATCCTACCAGAAAGGTAACCACCACACAGCAATTTACCGTTAAAGATCCGACATCAGAGAGCACCACTAAAAAGAACTATATGCCAGTGCCATATAATATGGCATTTGAAATGAGCATCATGACTAAGTTAAATGATGATGCTCTACAAATTGTTGAACAAATTCTTCCATATTTTCAACCAGCATATAATCTTACTGTCAACTTAGTTGGATCTATAAACGAAAAAAGAGATATCCCCATCGTACTGGAAAACATAACGATGCAGGATGATTATGAGGGTGACTACAAAACACGTAGAGTGCTTCTCTACACTTTAAGATTTACTGCAAAGACATATCTGTTTGGACCAGTATCAGACGCTACAAGAGACATTATTCGTTCTTCCAGAATCAGTTATCTTTCGGGAACAGATACTACAAATACGGAAAGAGATCTTACATATAGAGTTACTCCTAGAGCGATTAAGAACTACACTGGTAACGTTCTTACAAACCTTGCAACGGATGCCGTTATTGCTGACATAGTTCTTGAAGTTGATGATGGATCAACAATTACTGCTAAGACTTACATTGATATTGATAATGAGCAGTTGTTCGTTAAATCTGTAAGTGGCAATAAAATTACAGTTGAAAGAGGTAAAGATGGAACACCTATTGAAGATCATGTCAAGGGTGCTGCTGTTCGCCCAATCACCGATGATGATGATGATCTGATTCCAATGGGTGATGATTTTGGATTTGATGGTACTATAAGTTAATTGAAATGGCTGATTGGACAACTAACAAAAAATTTGATGAATTAAATAATGAATTTAACGTTAGCAATGACGTTATTCAACCAGAGGTTGTTGAAAAGAAAATTGAAAAAGTTAGAGAGTCTGTTGATGATGTAAATAAAGATTATGAATATACTCGTGGCAATCTTTATAGCATTATAGAAAAAGGACAAGAGGCACTTAATGGCATTTTAGAATTAGCACAGGAAAGCGAAATGCCTAGGGCATATGAAGTTGCTGGACAATTAATTAAAAATGTTGCTGATGCTACTGATAAATTGATGAAATTGCAGAAAGATTTAAAGGATGTAAAAGAAGAGTCTTCAAAGGGTCCTACAAATGTTACCAATGCATTATTTGTGGGATCTACGGCAGAGCTTGCTAAGATTTTAAAAAGTGAGCAAGATAATAAGTTTAAAAAGTGAACAATGTTAGATAATAAATAATCTAGTGGGAGAGAAATCCCAAAGTACCAAGGTTACTAATAACATGTCTAAAGAAGAGTTGCCTTCTATTGATGATTATATTGTAGATCCAGAAAGTCTACCGTCAGTTGAAGATTATATAACAGAAGAAGTAAATACAGAATTACCTTCTGTTGAAGATTATATTGAAATAGAAGAGGCAGTCCAAACCATAGAGGATGCTGAAGGAAATACTTTTGCAGAGGTAGAAGATATAATTCCAGCATTTCCAGAATTAATTCGTCTGATCAACGATGTCAGGAAGGACATCCCAGACATTCCAGAAATAAAGTATTACGATAAAGAATTAGAAAGTCTAACTGAGCAGATCAATCAGGTAAGAGAAGAGATACCTGAAGTTCCTGAAGTTAGATACTATGAATCAGAGATAGAGGCTATCTGTGAGCAAATAGATCTTGTAAAAGAAGTAATAGAAAAGAATGCCGCAGATATACCAGAAATAAAATATTATGACGAGCAGATCAGTGTATTAGAAGAACGTCTTGCACAGGTAAATCAAAATATTGAGGAACTGCCTGAGCCAAAATATTATGAAGAAGATATTCAGTCTATTAGAATAGCGATTCAAGAAGTACAGGATCAAATTCCTACATTCCCTAAGTGGGTCAATGAGGTAAATGAAGTTCCTGACTTTTCATGGATTGGAAAGACTTTTAGTGTCATTGATGATGATTTCGTCAAAGTCCATGATGCTGTTGAAGGATTAAGAGGTAAGGTTGAATATGACCTCGATAGAATTGAAGAGCACTTTGATAAGAAAGAATTTGAAACCAGAACTGATTTCAATGAGTTAAGAGAAAGTATCAACACTAGGTTTGATACAGAGAAAGAGAAGATCTGGAAAGAGATCAAAGAGACCTCAATGCGTATGTGGGGTCATCACAAAGAATTTAAAGATGATGATAGAAAATTAAAGAAACAGATACTTGGAGAATATAATACTCTCAAGCAGACACTCAAAAAAGATCTCAAGGAAGTAAACAAGGAAAGTGTAAAAACTGATGAACTGCTTCTAGGATATTTTAATGATCTAAAGAAAGAAATCTCAGAGTTACCTGAGGTAAAATATTATGATGAACAAATTGATGAAGTAAGAGATGAATTTAATGATGGATTAAAATCTCTCAAAATTTTAGTTGAAGAAATAAAGGGGAAACAAGAGGTCTTAAAAGAAGAGATCAACAATAGACCCATTCAACCCGATCCCAGCGAGTCTAATAGTGATCCACTAACTCCAACAGATCAAACCTTTGCTACGCACGAAGATCTAGCAAAACACTACAAGTTATTCATTAATAGAGTTCAACAGCAACTCTATACCATGGGTGGCGGTGGTGCTGGATTTATCAAAGACCTTGATGATGTTGACTTTGATCAAACAACAGGGACTAACAAACTTTTAATCTATGATGGTTCTCAATGGGTTGGTATTGCTAGCACTGCAT